TGCGACATCCCTTCGGACTGGTTTTCTAGGCAATTTCCAATCTAACGGGTGTTGCACTTTCATTTAGACAACGGGCACGCTCATAGGTAATCATCTGCTTGATCTGATGCAACGAATATCGACGACTCGCGTTCTCATACCCGTCAGTAATGATGACAAACAGCACATGTTGAGCACGGTACGCTGCCGCAGTATGTCGTTGCGTCACGATCATGCGGTCAATGGCCAGCCCAATCGCATCCAACAACGCAGTGCTACCGCGCACCCAGTAATCCCGGCTCGTCAAATCGTTCACTTCGCGGATGTCGAGGTGATTATGCAAGGTTTCGATTCGATGATCGAACAGTAGGGTCGTTACCCTGCACTCGCCGGCAATTGTTCGCTGCTTGGACAGCATGCTGTTGAAGCCACCGATGGTGTCTGATTCCAGACCTCCCATCGATCCGCTTCTGTCGACGACGAACACCAGTTCCGTACGGCCGTTATTGCCATTGTCGTTCTTGCCCATGATGAATCCTTTCGCTCATTCGCCAGCCGGATTGTCGGCGATATCAATGAGCTTCGCATCATGGGACCAGTCCTAGGTCGCTTGGCAAGCGACAATATGCCGCGTATCGGCAGCAGGTCAGGAGACGAGCGTACCGCTCCGCATCATTGCCCAAGCAACGGCTGATCGTATCGGAACAACATCTCGTTAATAGTGAATACATCAAACATCTCATGGACGATGAAGAATTCCACGATCACATCGAATTTCACGCTGTGCGACAGCGCATACCCGGCGCACGCCAATATATCTTGCGTCTCGTCAATATTCAGCCGTAAGGCAATGGCCAGTGCCAAAACCGTTTTCTTGCTGGGCATATAGCCATCGCCACAGCGAATTTTAGAGAACAGTTTACGATTGATATTCGCTCGTTTATATACCTCCACGTCGGAATATCCTTTGGCGTCGATAAGCCTCAAGAGAATGATGTTAAAAGGTTCATCCAGATTGGAGAGCACCGCATCATCCACATGCCCGGCGGATTTCGGCGATGGAGCTGCCGACGGCGCCGAGTAGACAGGCGTTTCACCCATATCGCCCAGGAAATCCGGCATGTCCAAGACGCCGGAAGGTACGGCCCTATCCGCCTTCGGCTTATTATCCGAAAACCGTTGGAGAGCAAGCAGCTCATACGTTCTGCTTCCTAGCGTATCTTCATGCTCCGCTACATAATAATCATCAATATATGCGCGAAGACGTTTGTCAATACTGCTGCTTATTTCGAAAGCGGTTTTGTCGAATACGCATAGGTATACGTCGAGATCGTGTCCGGAGTCGGCTGCGTCGCCCAGGAATCGGCGAATCTCATCGAGGGCCACATGAAGGGCCTCGGCTTTCGGATATCCATAGATACCGCTGGAAATCAAGGGGAAGGCGATGCTGGCACACCCCTGCCGTGCCGCGAGTTCCATCGAATTGCGATAGCACGAACGCAGCAGACGTTCTTCATCATGCTTGCCGTCTCGCCATATCGGGCCTGCGGTATGAATCACATAGCGTGATGGCAAATTGAATCCCGGAGTGATAACCGCCTCACCGGTATGAATGGGAGCAAACCGATCGCAGGCAGCAGCCATGCGCGAGACTCCCGCAGCGCGGAATATCGCGCCGCACACTCCCCCACCCATGGCGAGCTGCGTGTTTGCCGCATTGACTATGGCGTCCACCTTCATCTTCGTAATATCCTGTCGGACCAATTCCAGCGGCATATATCCTCCCTGATTACGGCGTAGCATAATAGCCTCTACACATCGTGCAATCGGCAGCCCTGAACTAAGTCTAAATCGTTTCTTCCCCGCAAGTTCGTCCAACTGACATATCCGACACGAGAGAATAGCGGGAAAACAAGGAATCAACGGAGCAATAACAGAAAGCCGTTCAGCCTTACTTTCGTAAAGCCAAGCGGCTTGTTTCCGCCGAGGCGGATTGGTGGAGGCGCGGGGAATTGAACCCCGGCCAACCAAACCCGAAAGCCCTACTCCCGCTTGGATTACGCGGCCTCACCGGCATCCCTTGCCCACATTTTGCCCACATTCTCCAGCAGCATCGCGTTCACGGCCTCGCCCACCGCGTCCAGATCATCGTCGAACAGGTCGGCGTACACGTCCAATGTCATCGCGGCGGAAGCGTGGCCGAGCTGGCGTTGCACGGCCTTGACGTTCGCGCCGGCTTTGACCATGAGACTCGCGGCGGTATGCCGCAGATCATGCACGGTCATCTGGCCCTCGATGCCCGCGCGCCGCTTAGACCAGTAAAACCACGAGCTTGTCGTGTTGGGCCCATGCGTGCGACGCAGGTAGCCGCCGCCCGGAGCCTCGAAGAGGATATCGTCGGGCTTGCGGCCCTCGCACAACGCCCGCATGTCATCGTCCAGCATTGCCGGATACACGACCTGACGCCACTTGTCCGACTTAGGAGTGTTGACCACTATCTCACGTTGCACCTCGGTGGCGTTCCTGCGTATCCACAGCCGGCGGCGTCGCAAATCAACGTCCCTGACCTGCAAACCCACGAGCTCTCCCCAGCGTATGCCGGTCAAGCCCAGGACCAGCACAATGAGTCTGCGCCAGCCCGACGCTTCCGCCAGGCATAGCAGTTCGGCCATGCTCAGATACCGGTGCTCCTTCCGGTGCTTCCTCGGCAGCTCCAACTCGTCGCAGGGGTTGGAGCCTATGAGCCGGTCACGCACTGCCTGTTTGCACAGGCCGGATAGGATGCCTTCGGCGCGCAATACCACGGTGGCGCTTGACCCGGCCGCCGTCAACGCGGCCACCCATTCCTGCACTTCGGAGTGTGTGACGGATACGAGCTCGCGGCTCCCCCACATGGGTTCCACGCGATGATTCCACTCCCTTTCGAGCGAGTCGATGTAGCTTACCTTGCACTTGACTTTCTTCGCGGCTATCCATGACGGCCACAATGCTTCCACCGTCGCCTTCCCGGCTTGCGGATCTATATAACTGTTGGTGGCCTTGGCGATGGTGACGTGCTCCGCCGCCCAGTTCTCCGCGTCTATCTTGCGGCGGAAGCCCCTCTTGTCGGTCTGCGTTCCATCCGGCTTGCGATACCTCACGCGATAGCGTGCTTCGCCTTTTGATGTCTTGTATCTGGTGACGTTCGCCATGGCTCAGTCCTCCCCCATCTTAGAATTGGAAACATGGGAGATATTCAGGACGAGCCAAAGATGATCGGGGCAGGTCTCACGCCGACCACGGTGGCTAACAGCATCCTGCGCCGCGCATTCGGCACAGGCGAACACGTCACCCCCATGAAACTCCAGAAGCTTCTGTTTTTCGTCACATGCTTGTACCAGAGATACACGGGCCGCAGACTGCTCACCGAATCGTTCCAGCCTTGGCAGTATGGGCCCGTTTGCCGCAGCGTCTACGACGAGTTCAAAGGATTCGGTGGCAAGCCGATTAATCGGTATGCTCAGGATGCTTTGGGGAAGGTCACTGCTGTGGATGAGTCCAGCAGTCCTTCCCTGCGTAAGGCCTTGAATCTTGTATGGGAGAATATGGGAGACTTGTCCGCCGTCAAGCTTTCCCGCGTCACGCATCGTCCTAATTCCGCATGGTCTCAGGCTGTGGCCGGGCATAAGACGTTCATCAGCAATCGTGCCATGGCGGGCGATCACACTTTTGATAATTTGCTGGGGATGTGACCGATGCCTGAGGACAATGAGAATGCATCCATCCCCGATGACGCGGAAGAGGATATTCCCTTTCCCGGAGGGCCTTCTTCCGAGGATGTCTCTGAAAGCGATGGCGATGGCCACAAGACCGTTGAGAACACGCCAAAAACTCAAGGAATAGATCCAGAGAAGCAGCACAATTGGTGGACTGAGAATCTGAAGAACATCGCCGCTCTTGCCATAGTGGCTTTTTGTCTCATAATGATTGCGGCCTTTGCTGGCATACAGTTCGGCTGGCCGGGTGCTGATGGTGGTGATGCGGTAGCCAAGGCTTCTGACGTGTTCAAGCTGATTGCCACGACCGCGTTGGGTTTCCTGTTCGGTCGTAATTCCAAATAGCATTTTCGGGTATGCTTCGCCCCGTGTAGGATAGTGGGCGAAGCGTCCTCCTTTCCATTTCTCTGGTGGGATTGGGATTCTTCACACGTCCCGCTGACGCGCCAACGTCAACGGGACTTTTACTTATTTGTTGAGATTGTCGATGGCGTACTGTGCTTCCTCCGGGGTGAACTTCTCCCCGGCTGAGGAAACGAGCTGGTCGTAGATCGCAGCCGAGGACATGGACATCATTTCCTGATAGGACTTGGCCTTGGCCAACGCGTTGGCGTTGTAGTCGGCTTGCAGGTGGTCCACGGCGTATTGCGCGGCTTCGGCGGGGAACTTCTCCCCGTACTCGCTGGTCAATTGGTCGTAGATGCCCTGCTTGCTCATGTGCATCATGTCGGAATACGATTTCGCCTTGTTGAGCGCGTTCTGGTATTCGACAGGAGGCTGCGCCTGAATGCTGACCTTCGCGGTCTGTCCCTCGTATTCGATGGTGAATTCGGTGGGCGCGTTGATGTTGACGGCACCGGGGTTCTGAATCTTCCATCCGGTGACGTTCTTGGTCGTCCCATCATCGTATTTCGCGGTCACGGTGATGCCGGAGGTTTTATCGGTCACTTGTTCGCCGTCTTTGATGCTGCCGCTGTACGATGCGGTGATGCCGGTGAGTTTGGCGTCCTTTTTTGGCGTTGCCTTCTGCGTCGATTTCGGTGCCACGCTTTGTGCGGAGGAACTATCCACGGCCGAACCGCCGCCTTGCGAATTGCCGGCACCTCCTATGATGGCTATGTCGAGCACGACCACCACGACAATGATGACCCAGAACCACCATTGCTTCCAGATCGGTTTCTTAGGTTTCGGCTGTCCGGGCTGGGCGTATCCCGGTACGCCTCCTGTTGGCTGGCCAAACGTCTGGCCCGGCATTGTCTGCGCATTCTGCGGCGGCTGCGGCCCCTGAGGCTGAGCTAGCGGAATCGGTTGCATCATCGGAGCCTTATTGTTGTTACCCATTTCTTCTTCTTTCTCTAAGCTGCTACACGGTCGTGCAGCAGTGTCCTGTAATCATTGATGATGCCTGATGTGACTTCGAGTTCGTCTGCGATACGCCAGACGTTCCCGTCGTACATTCGTTCGGCCAGCGCGTATTCGGTTGGCGATATCAATAGCCGAGCCGTCTCCGCACGGGTGCGCATCTCATGCAGGCCACACCGGTCATCACCGTGGGACCAGTGGACCAGCTCATGCACGAGGGTGCATCGTTTGGCCACGTATGGGAGACGACGGTCTATGAGTATCGTGCGAGTGCGCTCGCTGTAGCAGCCCATCATGCCGTTGGGCAGGTGGTCGGCGCTGCGTATCTCTACGTCGAGTCCGGCACTGTAGACGGCCATGCGCACATGGCCATAGGTGTCTCTCAGGTTCAACGGCAACGGTCTCATGCTGGATCATCCCCGTTCCCGTATTCGATGTACTTCTCCTTGTCCGGGTCGGTGTAGGCCGCAAGCTCCATCGGGTTATCCGCCAGAATACGCTTCGTCTCCTCCACGCGACGCTCGCGCTCCTGCTCCGTTTCGATGCGCCGTGCTTCGGCGATGATCTCCCGCAACGTCTGCACCGGGTCGGCATTGCATACATCACAAATGATGAGGAATTCAGACAGTTTAACGGGAGCTTTTAATTTTTTGCGAATATCTCGAACACGGTTGTAGCCAATAGCGCTTCTAGATGCTCTATCTATTGCGGAATTATTCATACCGGCTCGATGAATCATCTTGTCTATTGCCTGCGCAGACACATCGTCAACGATGGTGCGCTCTCGCTTATCCGTATTCATACGGACAACTATAGCAGACACGCCGAGCAGTTGCTACAGAATATAGCAGGCGCTATATTTAATTTTAGATAGAGCATTTGCTATAGGAGGTGGCTGAGATGAAGCTAAATCTATCTCGATATGAGGGTAGCTCCTTTGATGCTGCCGTTGATGTGTTGGATGCCGTGGTGGATGACGTCACTCGTCTGATTGAGGATTCTCCGGATGAGCGTCTGACGCCTGAACGGCTTGCGGGATATCGCTCGCAGGCGGTTCGGGAGTTTTACGCGGCTCATGGGATTCAATCTGGGCAGGAGAATATCCCAGATACTCCAGTATCGTCGCGGAATCGGCAAGAGCCCCTAACGCGAAACCGACAGCTGCAACGCAAGGGACCACACGCTTCTGCAAAAACTCCATCACTGTTCGCTGTGATTTCTCGTCTTTGGGGGTCGCGGCGATGATATTCAACGAAGTTTGCAATCGGGTGAACGCGATGTCCAGTTTGAAGTCGCCGGTCAGCTCATACTCATCCAATGCGGTGCCGACCTCGCGGACGAGACGGGCCACGTACTCCTTGAGGTCCTTCGGCAGCGTGACGGCCTTGAGCAAGCCGGGAACGTCGGCGACAAGCTCTCGGATACTGTCTCTTCTCTCCTGCGGATATTCGGCGGCCCTCGCATCCAGCAGACGTTCCGCGGTGCGTAGCGCCATGCGATCCTCGTTCGAGATGGGAACCTTCGAATCCATCATCTCCATGCTGCGCTGGTTCCGTTCCCAGGCAACTGAGATGTTGTACCAGATGTCGGCGAGACAACGGCAGGCGAGGTCGGCATCTTCGTCTCCGGCCGCCGCAGCCGTTCTCAACGTGCTGTCCACTTCGGCCATCGCGCCCGATACATCCGGGAAACGATATGTTATGCCATCCGCCTTATTGGCCAGCAGAAAACGCTTCACATAGGTAGCCGCGTTCACCACGCCCCATACCCCCAATCATCAGTCAAAGGAATTAGCACATGTCTAACCTACCAGCAATTGAAGTCGCAAAACGGGCGACCCATGACACCCGTAACCGCGTGCTGCTGTCCAAGACCAAGATGACCAGCATCGCCGACGCCAGCAACCGCAACCGCATGACCATCGCCAAATGGCTCGACGGCGACGACATGAGCCTCGCCGCATTCGTGGCCGCACAACAGTTGTCGGGCGGAGACCCGGTCAAGACCTTGGCCGACGCGCTCGCCGACAAGGAGGCGGCGTGATGTCTGTCGAAGAGTATGGCCGTCATTTCAGCGGCTACCGGGAGCCGAAGAACGCCGAACCGTCGCGTGGTTTCACACGTCGCCTCATATTCTGGGCCCTCGTGTTCGCGGTGTGCGTCGGCTGGGTGATGTCGCACATGGGGTGCGCGCATCCCATCGAGAACGGGGTGGCCGCGCTCATGGGCTTCGGGTGCGTTCCCTTGCGGCTCCTGTGCCTCGTTTTGAGCGAGGCGGGCGTCGAATAACAGTCTTGCCGGACGGCGTGGAAAACCGGCCGGCCAAGCGGAAGGAAAACCGGTAACCCACGTTGATAACTGAAAAAACAACT